CTAGACCATAATGTCTCGTTTTTCTCCCCTAGTATAATCGCCTGGTTTTATGTCCTCTTGGACAAACTGAGTAGGTCTTTTTCCTAGTTTCTGAGAATCTCCAGGTGCAATACGATAATTATCCTCGGGTGTGTCTTTACTAGATGCCTCGAGGATAACTGTTTCTGGGATTAGATTAGTTACTTGATGAGGAGTCATTGGCGGTATATGAAGCGTATCTCCCTCTTTTAAAATAATAGTTCTAGTGGTCGCATCTTTCATATCCATCATTTCAACTGAAACAGAACCTTTTTGTATTAACCAAGTTTCTGTTTTGTTTTTGTGGAAGTGAAAGGATGATTTGTGTCCCTTTGCAAAGAAACAGAGTTGTTTCATACAGTAGGTTTCATTGCTTTCAATGATGAGTTCGTGACCCCATCCTTTAATAATTTTATCTGACATATTTTGCTCTCTCTATTGTTTCACTTGTACTTTTGCCTTTAATAGTATCGATAATCTTGACCTCTGCTAAATCGTTTCCGACAACTTGGTCAACTGTGTAATCACCGCCTTTCACTATTATATCAGGTTCTAATGATTTAATCAAGTCATATGGTGTATTTTCTTCAAATATAATTACATTATCAACTCCTGTAATTGCTTCTAATACTTTTTTCCTTTCTTCTTGACTATTAACAGGTTTTCGTTTAATTCGAGTCATCGAAGCATCACTATTTAGCCCTACCACCAGCCTGTCTCCAAACGAAGATGCCTGATTGAGCAAGGAGATATGTCCTGAATGAATGATGTCAAAGCACCCGTTTGTGAATACTACAGTCTCAACAACGGCCTCCTTGTCTGGAATCGATGTACCTAATTTAGTTACAACATTACCAGCGGCCCTATTTGCTAAATCCATAGCAACTGTAATCCCTCTATCTAGAAATAGACCAAAGGTTGCGATTACGGTATCTCCTGCGCCAGTAACATCTCGAACTTGGTCGATTTCAGGTACTGGTCTTATAATAGATGTGCCGTCTTTACCAATCCACCACATTCCATTTGCACCTAGAGTTATTAGAATTCCTTGTATATCCAAATCTTCTATAACCTCTGTAGCGTTTTCAAATGTCAATTCTCCATACGCATCTTCAAATTCTTTTCTATTAGGAGTTATTGCGTAGACACCAGTGTACTTTTCCCAGTTTGTTCCTTTTGGGTCAACTAGAATAGGGCAGTCGTTATCATAGATAATCTTGTCAATTACTTCAGGTGTTATCGTACCCTTGCCATAATCGCTTATTATAACAACGTCTGGTGACTCTCCAAATGAGGGAGGAGCGTCTTTAACGTACCCACTGTCTAATCGACAGAGTTGTTGGTCATTCGACAGTATACGTGTTTTAGTGACTGTTTTTGACTCTGGGCCCAGAGCCAAGTTGTTTGTGATGTCGCTATCAGCAAGTAGTTGGGCGACAGTAGCACCCTCTCTATCCAGACCAACCACAGAGTAAAGCACTACATCGTCTGTAAATACTTTAAGCGACTGGCAGACGTTACCAGCGCCTCCTAGTCGATTTTCTATCTGCACATCATCTACTACTGGTACGGGACATTCAGGCGAGATACGGGTCGAGACTCCTGACCAGTATGTGTCTAGCATCACATCACCCACTACATAAATTCGTTTATTCATAATATCATCTCCAACTCACACTTTTATATAAATACTATTATAGCCACTTAGAAGAGACTATTTAATTTTAAAGTAACACAATTATATATACGTTAGGGAAAATATGGACACAGGAAGAGAAACGCTAGAAAGACTGTGGTCCGGTATTGATAATATGAAAGAAAGAATTACCCGACTTGAAGAACAGATGAAAACGGTTTACAACTCTGTGGACCGCATCGAAAAGAAGTTGGATAAACTAATTGACCAAACCGATGACCAACAGGTAGACATTTCTACTAGCAAAATGCAGATAGGTAACGGAGAGAGGCTCTTTTGGCTTATATTGTCCGCTGGCATTGGCCTGGTGATATATTGGATTAAGAGCGGATGAGACTATAATGGATACAACAATAATTTTTGAAGTCGAGAAATATCTCTCAATAATAGTAACAGCCCTAGCCTTCGGAGCATTCTTCTTTACATTACGTCACAGAAAGTATTATTCCTGTTGGGCACGCTCTGCAATTTTGCTCGGAGCCCTCATAGAGTTCTACAGTTCATATAACTGTTTCCTGTGTTATACAGATTTACAAACGATGGCAATGATGGCCGTAGACCAACAAGGACAACCACATATGATTCAAGCCGTAATCCATATTGGATATTCACTCACAATTTCTACGTTTATCTATACGATACTAAGGTTCAGATGGTCCATAAGGAAGCAGTACAAGACAATTATGAAAGAATTGAAACAACATAAATAGAACAAGAAATGAATACGAGGTAAATTATGGCAAAAATACAGACAGCACAGGAGTTAATGGATTACGCTTTTAGGAAACTAGGTTCTCCTAAGATAGAAATTCAAGTCGAGCCTATACAGGCATTCGACCGAATTGATGATGCGATTCAACTCTTCATTGAGCGACATTTTGATGGTGCAGAGGAAAAGTTTCTTACTGTAGAGTTCACGGCGCTTGATGCTACTAATCAGTATATTACGCTAGATGAATCAATTATAGCAGTAACTAGGATATTTGAGCCAGGACGATTCTCCTCAGAAGCAATGAATGATGTCCGTTACAAGATTATGGCGGATGAGATGTTTGATATGACCAAAGTTAGTATGGCATATTATGAAATAACAATGCAACATTTAGATATGGTTGCCAGTTATTTTAATCCAGACAGAACATTTTCTTTCAATAAAGCAACAAATCAATTACACTCACACTCTGGCAAAATCATTGGACCAAGTTGTTCAGATGATACGATACTAACTCAAGCCGCTTGTGAAGCCGCTTCAGGTACTTGGACTAAAGGACACTCTATGCTTCTAAGGGCGTGGAAAGCAGTTACTCCAGATGAAGCAACCGGATTCGCTGTAGATGTATATAACGATGAATGGGTGAAGAAGTATGCCACTGCTCAGATAAAACAGCAATGGGGTGCAAATATGAAACAATTTGACGGAATGCCATTGCCTGGTGGGATTACAGTAAATGGGCAACAAGTTTGGGATGAAGCGAAAGAAGAGATTGAGAAACTTCAAGAAGAATTTTCACTTAATTATGAACTTCCGGTTAATTTCTTAGTAGGATAATACGATGGGTATGTTCGATAATATGTCCAAATCGCCAATGATTAAGGATATCGTTGAAGAAGTAGTTGCCGTAATTGGGTTTACTGCAAAGTATCTTCCGCGGAAGTATGGGACTGGTCTCGACCCTGTTTTTGGGGAAGACCCCACGAGCAAGTTTGATACTGTATGGCAGTTTAATATCCTGATTGACGATTACCAAGAATACGGAGATGTCGGAGATTTCTACGGCAAATTTGGTGTGTCTGTTACAGACGAAATGAAAGTTTCCTTTACGAAGGCATCATTTGCAGAACAAACCGCGGCTACAGACGATGATAAACCAATTGCAGGAGATTTGTTATTCTTTGCAGATGCAGAAGCATTATTTGAAGTAACATTTGTAGGCAATGACAGTTCATTCTATCCAACGCCAGAAGGACCACAACACGTGTGGACTTTAACGCTTAAACCTTGGGAATATGGTGGTGAAGCAATTGATGTTGTTGATGCTGAAATAGAAGGCGTAGAGGCTGAAATACAGGCCGCAATCGACAGTGAACTTGGTACACCAGATTGGGATACTATGGATGATGATGTTTTTGATTTATCAGAGATGAATCCTTTTGGGAGTACTAACTAATGTTCGGAACTACTTTTTATCACGGAACAACGAAGAAACTCATTATTGCGTTCGGCTCAGTGTTTAATAATATTCACGTTCAAAGAACCGAATCAGATGGTACATTAATTAAAGATATTCGAGTACCTCTAGCATATGAGTCTCAGAAGAAATATCTAGCAAGGCTGATTAAAGATGCCGCTACAAACAAACAAGTCCCTAGAATGGGATTTATTCTTAACGGTATTGAAGCAGATTACTCCCGTGCGGGTAATCAGATGCAGACACATAGATTTAATAAGACTGGTACAGACAAAGCACATACGATATTATCGCCAATCCCATACAATTTCACATTTACACTTGATGTATATTGTGATTTGATGGATGATGGCTTACAGATTATAGAGCAAATTGTACCATATTTTCAACCAGATTTCAATGTCGTTATTGAAGAAGTTCCTGAATTAGATATGAAGAGAGATATTCCTATCGAATTAACAGGTGTCACAATGACGGATGAATTTGAAGGTACTTTTGGCGACCATCGAATTGTCAATTGGCAATTAGACTTTTTAATTCGTGGTTGGTTATATCCACCAATACACGAGCAAGGAATTATCAAAAAGGTTGTTACAAATTATATGGTTGGTTCGCTAGACCCAGCAGATGGGGAAGCGCCACTCGAACAAGTAAATATGAGCGTAGACCCTTGGGGTTCTGATGCTGATGATAATTGGACTGTGGCACTTGAAGCAGGGCATCCAGATGACCCAAATAACACAGAAGACGTAGATACTATGGCGCCAGTGAAGTGGCCGCTTGATTGATTAGGAGTTTTAGATTATGGCGAAGAAAACAGTAAACGCTAGATTAGATGAAGAATTGAATGCGAAGGTTGATGATATCATAGAACAATATGAGCAACCCGACTATCCAGAGATTATACCCGCAAAAGACAGTGATAGGATAATGAGTGTTCGCAGGGAGAGAGGTTTAACTCCTAGGTCGGCTAAGATTTCTGACTCACATAAGGGTGATTTGGATACAGATTATGGATACGCAAGAGATAATCTTTATAATCTCATTGAAAGAGGTAATGAGGCCCTTGAGGGAATATTAGAACTTGCTAAAGAAATGGAACATCCACGAGCATATGAAGTCGCTAGTGGTCTAATAAAAAATGTTTCCGATACNACTATGGAACTACTAAAGATGCAAAAAGAACTAAAAAATATGAGAGAGGGCGAGGCACCAAAAACCAACGTCAACAATCTATATGTAGGTTCAACGGCAGATTTGCAGAATATACTAAAGGGAAAGACAATAAGTGACGATAAGATTAATGACTAGAGTTATTTATTCCCTATGACCCAAGAGGAACCTACAATGCAACAACAAAGAGTAAGCACAAACATCGGTACAATTCAAACAGTGGTTCAGGTCATATGCGTTGCCGCAATAATATTCGGTATCACTTCTATGATGGATATGATACGAGATGTTGAACGAATGGTCGTTTATATTGAAATGAGTGAAAAGACTAATTCAGAGTTTAATAATAGACTATTGCAAATTGAGGCCCGAAATAAACAAGATGCTGAGTACAACAAACTATTTGATGAAATGGTTATCACTCAAAAAACTTTAAACACTAAACTAGATAAACTAGACGATGGAATGAAATTCCTGATGCAACAGATTATTGAAAAAGACGGTGTTGGAGAAAAAACATCTGAATAAAGGTAACCTTATATTATGACGATTACTACTTATCTAGGGAATCCCCTACTTAAACGTGTTAATGTACCTATAGAATTTACCGAAGAGGAAATTCTAGAATACGTAAAATGTAGAGATGACCCGATTTATTTCATTAAACACCACATCCACATTGTTAATGTGGACAAAGGGTTGATGAAGTTTGAATTGTGGCCTTTCCAAGAAGAATTAATCAACACTCTAGTTGATGAAAGATTTACTATAGTTAAGTGTCCAAGACAGTCGGGTAAATCCCAGACTAGCCTTGCGTATATGCTCCATTATGTATTATTTAATGACCAAAAGAGTGTAGCAATTCTTGCCAATAAATCTGCAACATCACGAGAATTGTTGGGCAGACTACAGATGGCATATGAGAAACTCCCGTTGTTTCTTCAACAAGGAGTTTGTGAATGGAACAAGGGCTCAATAGAACTTGAAAATGGTTCAAGAATTCTTGCTGGCTCAACATCATCCTCCTCTATTCGTGGATTCTCATTCAATCTAATTTTCCTTGATGAGTTTGCATTCGTTCAACAGAATATGGCAGAAGATTTCTTCCGTTCTGTATATCCGACTATCTCTTCTGGTAATACCTCAAAAGTTATCATCGTATCTACACCAAATGGAATGAATCATTTCTATAAGATGTGGACAGATGCCACTGAAGGCAATTCACATTATAAGCCATTTGAAATTAATTGGTGGGATGTACCGAAGCGAGATGCGAATTGGAAGAAGCAAACCATATCAAACACAAGTGAAGAACAATTTAGGCAAGAGTTTGAATGTGAATTTCTTGGCTCAGCCGGGACGTTAATATCTGCAAGTAAACTTGCCTCATTGGCAGTTAAGAATCCAATAAGTCGCATAGACCAACTAGATGTATATGTAGAATGCGTTCAAGAACATAATTACTTTATGACAGTGGATGTAGCAGAGGGTAGAGGACAAGATTACTCTACTATGAATATAATTGATATATCAGAACTTCCATTCAATCAAGTTGCTAAGTATAGGTCAAATACAGTTTCACCTATGCTTTTACCTACACTTGTTTTACAAGTAGCCCAAATGTATAATGATGCGACAGTTCTTATAGAATCAAATGGTCCTGGGGCTGAAGTTGCAAATATACTACACTATGACTTAGAATATAGTGAAACTATCAACGAATCTGGAGTAAAAGACAAACTTGGTATGAAGATGACCAAGAAAGTCAAAGCGATTGGATGTTCTAATCTCAAAGACCTTATTGAAAATGATAAACTTNTCATTAACGATTTAGAGACTATATCAGAATTAGCACAATTTATTGTAAAAGGGACTTCGTGGGCTGCCGAGCCAGGAGCAACGGATGACCTAGTAATGGGGCTTGTGATGTTTGCCTGGTATTCTACTCAGATGAACTTCAAAGAATTAAACGATATCGATTTAAGAATTAGCCTAATGGCAGATAAGATAAAACAAATAGAAGATGACATAGCCCCATTCGGGTTTATAGATAATGGGGAGGATGAAGTTGAATATGTACGAGAAGATGGAGAAGTCTGGGCAATAGTAAAATAACACCTAACTCAAGGAGACTCTTTTTAGAGCGAATGAATACCAATATAAAGTCCCGTTACTGTAGGAAGTGTGATGCACAATTTAGATGGCAATGTGAATGTAATCCCCGAGGAGCAATGGCTTGGCAGAGAGAAAATGTATTTCATATGGGAAAACGATATAAAGGCAAACTAGCAAAACTAATTTGCGAAGGAATGGATGAAGAAGAAGCGGAAAAGCAGTGCCAGAAGTGATAGTAGAGGCTTCTAAAGACTGATATTTTATAAATATGTGTAATGATGTAGAGACTTCCACGGATGAATCGCAAGATAACTGAATAACGGTACAACGTGTGGGGAACCTTAGTCATAGATATAAAATATTACTTTTAATATAGGAGAAAAACGATGGGATTTCAATTAAGCCCAGGCGTACAGACAAAAGAAATCGATTTGTCCACGTCTATACCCGCAGTTGCTACCTCTCTAGGTGCTACCGTAGGTCGTTTTACTTGGGGGCCGGCTTTCGAGCCATACTTGTGCACCTCAGAAGCCGACCTTGTAGCAGTTTTTGGGCAACCAACTAACGATACATACCCTGCGTTTCTTTCTTCTGCCGCTTTCTTGAAGTACACGAATAGTCTTCAAGTAGTACGAGTTGTTGACTCTGGAGCAATGAACGCCGCTCCTAATGGCAATGTTACTCAGATTACCGGTGCAGAAGATTTTGACACGCAACTCGATTCAGGTACTTTGACAGAAGGCTTTTATGCTCGATATCCTGGTACTTACGGAAATGGAATTTCTGTAGAAACTCACTCTGGTGATGCTACTTGGGATGCTTGGCAATACTCAGGCGCTTTTGATGTCGCACCTGATGCCTCTAATAACGAATTAGCAATTGCTGTAATTGTTAACGAAGAAATAGTAGAACGCTATCTAGTGGGAGTGCTTCAAGGCACTAAAAATGCTGACGGTGGAAACATCTGGGCAGAAGATAAAGTAAACAAGCAGTCTAAACTAATTTGGGTTGTAAGTGACCACGTTGATACTACTCCTGGTCCTGTATCAGTCACGTTCAGTGGCGGAATCGCAGTATCGGCTGGAGTTCCTGCTCATTGTGATGATATGAGTGCAGATGACCAAGCAACTTGCGAAGGCAATGGTAATGCGTGGGTCGTTGCAGTATCAGCCGGGACAGTTGGCGCTAACGAGTATATGCAAGGTTGGGACAAGTTCCAAAATGCAGATGAAATCAATGTTAGCCTACTAATCGCTGGTGGACTTTCTAACGAGAACTCAGCACAGGTTGCCATCGTATCTAAGTATATGATTGAATCCGTTGCAGAATATCGTAAAGATTGTATTGCAATTATATCACCTCCAAAAGAAGAAGTTGTTAATGTTGGCGGAGCCACAAACTCTGTTAATAATGTAATTGCTTGGAGAAAGGATGTTTCCTTTAACTCTGCATCTTCATACGGAACTCTTGACGGTAACTACAAGTACGTTTATGACGTTTATTCTGATACTTATCGCTGGATTGGATTCAGTGGTGATATTGGTGGACTTTGTGGTCATACTGATTCAGTTCGTGATGCGTGGTGGAGTCCAGGTGGACTAAATCGTGGTCAGATTAAGGGAGTTGTAAAACTTGCTTATCAACCATCTTTAGCACATCGAGACCAGTTGTATATGCTTCCAAACGGTATCAATCCAATTGTATCTTTTCCTGGTCAAGGAACAGTTCTTTGGGGAGACCGCACGTTGCTAACTAAACCTTCTGCATTCGATAGAATCAATGTACGTAGGTTGTTTATCATACTTGAGAAAGCAATCTCAATCTCCGCTAAATACTTCTTGTTTGAATTCAATAATGAATTCACTAGGACGAATTTCAGGAATATGGTTAACCCATATCTCGCAGGAATTCAGGCACGACAAGGTATGTATGATTTCTATGTTCAATGTGATGCAGAGAACAATACAGGCGAAATCATCGATGCTAATCAGTTCGTGGCTAGTATGTTTATTAAACCCTCCAAATCAATCAACTTTATCACTCTGAATTTCGTTGCTACGAAAACCGGTGTTGATTTTGCTGAAGTGATTGGCCAAGTATAAGGAGACTGATTATGGCTTTTAATATAGAGAACTTTTCAGCACAATTTGACGGAGATTATGCCCGTAATAACCTTTTCACGGTTACCATTTCAGGTATGAGCGAGAGTCCAATGCTGATTAAAACAGCAACACTGCCCGAATCTACGCTTGGTATGATAGAAGTACCATATCAAAATCGTAAATTGAAGGTTCCTGGAGACAGAACTTTCGCTGATTGGTCAGTAACAATAATGAACGATGAGGCTTATGTACTCAGGAAGCAGTTGATGGACTGGCAGAAAGATTTGTCAGGATTCACTAATTTCGGTTCTCTTGTACCTGCGGGTTCAAGTCACAAGGCTATGGAAGTTCAGCCTTATGGTCGAGATGGTGAAATATCAGCAGCCGCTGGAGCGAAAGTTATTCTTTATGGATGGCCTTCTTCTATCGGTAGTATTGACCTTTCTTGGGATACACCTGATTCAATTCAAGAATATACTGTGACATTCGCAATTTCTTGGGATGATGGTGGTACTGGAACCTCAGTCACTACTTTGACACCGTAATCGTTTGAATAGTAACCCTGTTAAGTGAGTATAAATATAGTTATGAATGCTTACTTAACAGATAACAAAGAAACGTGATATGGAACTATTTGGTTATAAAATAGAGAAGAGAATTGGCTCAGCCACGGTAGAGAAAGGCACTAAGTCCTTTGTCGCACCTGATATGGATGATGGGTCAACCGTTATTGACGGTGGAGGAGTAAATGCCTTCGCCGTCAATTTCGACACTGCTTTTCAAACACAACAAGAACTGATTGGCAAATATAGGGCAATTGCTCGACATCCTGAAGCCGAATCGGCTATTGATGATATTGTCAATGAGGCAATCGTACTGGACCCATATAAGGACCCAGTATCAATCTATCTTGATAAATTAGATGCAGTTGATGTGCCTAAGAATATCAAGGAAATGATTAGTGACGAGTTTCAGGTTATTTCTAAGAAATTAGAATTTAATCAGGCTGGACCCGACATATTCAGGAGATGGTACACGGATGGTTCTATACATTATCATATCATTTTTGATAATGATAATATCAAAAAGGGTATCAAAGAATTAAGATATATTGATGCAACCAACATCAAGAAAATTAAAGAAGTAATTAAAGAAAAAGATAAGAATGGCGTAGAAGTTGTTACTGGTGTTGATGAGTATTGGTTGTATTCTAAAGAAACACGAGGAATGTCGCAAACTCTTAAAGTTGCTGTAGAGGCAGTCGCAACGGCTGATTCTGGATTGTTTGATAGTGATAAAGAAGTAATTCTTTCCTATCTACATAAAGCAATGAAGCCAATTAACCAATTGCGTATGTTAGAAGATGCAATGGTTATTTACAGAATTACAAGAGCACCAGAACGAAGGGTGTTCTATATAGACGTTGGTAACCTGCCTAAGACTAAAGCAGAACAATATCTACGAAACATTATGAACAAGTTTAAGAATAAAATGGTTTATGATGCTTCTTCTGGTACTGTAGCAGACGGCAAAGATACAATGTCTATGATGGAAGATTTTTGGCTACCTCGTAAAGAGGGTGGTCGAGGCACTGAAGTACAGACGTTACCTGGAGGTCAAAATCTAGGTGATATGGATGATGTAGTATATTTCCAGAAGAAAGTATTTCAAGCCTTACACGTACCTGCTTCTAGAATGGAATCAGATGCTAGTTGGAGTATGTCACGTACTGGTGAAATTACAAGAGATGAAATTAAGTTTACTAAATATGTTACGAAACTAAGAAAAAGTTTCTCAGATTTACTATTCTCTCTACTAAGAACACAACTTCTTGCTAAAGGAATTATTGACAAGGGTGAGTGGAACGTATATCAAGAAAATATAACTTTCATTTTTGAAGATGATGGTTACTTTTCTGAACTCAAGAAACTTGAGATAATGAAAGACCGAATCGAGATGATTGACACTATAAGCAGTGGAGANATGATTGGTCGTTATTATTCAATTGANTGGGTAAGGAAAAATGTATTAATGCACACTGACGATGATATCGAATTATTAAATAAACAGATGGCTGACGAGAAAGCCGCCGTCGGCAAAGACGAAGATGGCGAATCTGATGACACATATTAGGAGAAATGAACAATGAATGAAAATTTACAAAACTTAGTGCAACTTGCAAAGGACAAAAAGGCAACTGAATTTAAAGCCGTTCTAACGACTGAAATTGAGTCCCGTTTGTCTAGCAAAATTGCGGCAATGAAATCTGTTCTTTCAAAAACTATGTTCTCGAAGAATTCAGTTAATGAAAGTTCTAACGAACCTGGTGAGGCCCCTAGCCCATCCAGCGTAGAACATACGCACGATGACGGCACAACTCATTCGCACGTAAATGGCGATGAGAAACACGTACACGAAGGTAAACTTCCTCCTGCACTTCAGAAAGCAGTCGATGCCAAAAAGGGCAAAAAAGACGATGATGAAGATGAAGACGAAGACACCAAAGATGAAGGTACACTTCCTCCCGCTCTTCAGAAAGCCATAGATGCTAAAAAAGGCAAAAAGAAAGACGATGATGAAGACGAAGATGACGATGACAAAGAACAAGATGAAAACATCGCCAATTTCGGTAACAAGAAAGCAAAACCCTTTACGGATGATGACAACCCGACTGATAACAAAAAGAAAAAGGTTAAGAAAGAATCCCTTGCTTCTAGAGCCGCGAACTTTCTTGACGAAGGCAAAGTAACTGTACAAGTAGATTATAATATTGACCGTGAAGACCCAAAGGTACACGAAAAATTGATGAAGAAACATAAAGTAAAAATTTCAAAGTCGGTCTACGACCACGGTTCTTATCAAGCAAAAGTTACAGGTGATGAAAAGAACATTAGGGCTTGGATGTCGGATACTCCATACCGAAAAGGAGAGCCCCTTTTTGACAAAGATTATATTGATGACACTTTAGAAGACGTATAAAGGAGAAATATAACAAATGAGCCTTATCAAATTTAAAGATTACACAAAGCAGATATCCGAAGGGATGGCTGTAGAAGTGCTTGGCGAAAATGATGAGGACGTTGTTGTTGTCGAGTGGACTGAAGATAATTGGAAAGCATTGAGCATTTCAGAACGAGCCGAACTAGAAGCAGAGGCTGTTAATGGATGGGCAGTGTGGCAAATTGGTGAATTAATTGAGAGGAATTTTGATTCTTCTGGAATTTTTGAAGCCGATAAATTTCTTGCAGATTTGAGTGAAGAAGAATGTGATGTATGTGGCGATGACCCTTGCAGTTGTGAGATTCCTGATGCCGACAATTCTGATATTCCAGAAGCAAAGAAGACAAAGTTACCACCACATCTTGCAAAGTTCTTTGATAAAGATGGCAACTTGAAAAAAGATGCCGCAGATAGAATTGCAAAGGGCAAAGCGAAGTTAAACTGGAAAGATGTTACTCCTAAAGGATATGGCCCATCTGAAGACCTTGAAGAAGCAATGAAGCCAATGTCTAAGAAAGGCGATTATGAATTTGGTAAAGACACTAGCAAAAATATTTCGTATGTTAAATACAAAGGTAAAGTAATTTCTACTGGCGATTTTGATTCTGGTGCTGATGCTTGGTTTATGAATATCAAAGGCGAAAAAGGTCAAAAGAGTTTTGATAAACCTAGTGAGGTTATTGCATACTTCACCAAGAAGAAAATTACAGAAGAACTTACAGAAGAAGAGTTGGTAGAATACAAGGCACGTAATACAATGCAACGCCGAGCAACTCAAAAGAACAAAGATAGACAAAAATTTCAAAATCGGGCAGCAAAAATTAAGGCAAAGATAGAACGCAAAAAAGGCGGCAATAAGGTAAAGCGTATCAAACTGCGTAAAAAGTGGATGCGTAAGAATAAAACCAAAATCAAGAATGCTAATAAAGTTTTTGGTGGCAAAGTGAAGTCGAAATTCACTAAAAAGTAGGGGGATAGCAATGAGACTGATATCAGAAATAACAGAACACGTAAAGTATATTACTGAGGGTAAGGGCAAGGACCTCTATATTGAAGGTGTATTTCTACAGGCAGATTTAAAAAATAGAAACGGACGTTTGTATCCCGGTGCTATTATGGAAAAAGAAGTAAAAAGATACACAGAAGCATATATTGACAAGAAACGTGCATTTGGAGAACTGGGACATCCTGAGGGACCTACCATTAATCTAGACCGAGTTTCCCATATGATTACATCTCTCAAGCAAGAGGGCAGTAACTATATCGGTAAAGCGAAGGTTACAGACACTCCACACGGTAATATTGTCAAAAATCTTATTAATGAAGGAGCCCAACTTGGTGTTAGTTCACGAGGAATGGGTACTTTGAAAGCAAATAAGAAAGGAATTCAGGAAGTACAAGGTGATTTTTACCTTGCTACGGCCGCAGATATTGTCGCTGACCCATCTGCTCCAGATGCCTTTGTAAATGGCATTATGGAAGGTAAAGAATGGGTCTGGAACAATGGTGTAATCGCCGAGCGGCAGATTGCAGAATACCACGGAATCGTAAAAAATGCGAGCGGAAAGCGATTAACATCGTTAGAAGCGACTGTTTTCGAGGATTTCATAAGCAAGTTGTAGCAAATCGTAGTGATTTCTATGATGTTAAAGTAATTAGTTTTATAAATAATAGTAATTAGATTAGAAACTAGTTAAAATTTATCAATTGGATTAGGAGAACCCTGATGAAGTTAAAAACAGAAACTGGCGAAATGTTGGTTTTGGATGAAAGCAATAAAGTCTGGAAAGGCGAAAATGCTGAGTCCGATACTTCTATTACAGTGTCAGAGGCTGATGAACTTTTAGAAAAAGGGGACCTGGAAATGGTTGCTGAAGATTCTGAAATTTCTAAGGCTGATTCTCTTGAAGAAGCAGAAGCACCTAAGACCACACCTTTGACAAAGAAGAAGAAAAAAGTAGAAGGAAGTGGCGAAGTTGAAGTCCTCGAAGACGATGACGAAGACGAAGACGATGGTGATGAGGCGGACGAAGACGAAGATGACGAAGTAGAAGAAACTAAAGGCGCCAAGAAAAAGAACGAAGCATTTGAAGTTGAAGTAGATGTTACCGAAGATGTTAACGCATTGTTTGACGGTCAAGACCTTACTGAAGATTTCAAGTCTCGCACTACTCTAGTATTTGAAACTGCCGTACAAGCGAAAGTTAAGGAAAACCTTAGTCTTATCGAAGATAAGATGGAAGCCCAATTAGCCGAGCAAACTGCGTCAATGTTGACAGATATTACTGAGAAACTCGATGGTTATCTAGACTATATGGTTACTGAGTGGCTAGAGAAGAACGAGCAGTCCGTAGAACACGGATTGAAAAACGAAATCTTAGAAGGTTTTGTTAGTGGAATGCAGAAGTTGTTTGCAGAAAATTACATTGAAATTCCCAATGAGAAGTACAATGTAGTTGACGAGCAGGCTAAAGAGATTGCATCTCTTAAGGAAAGTCTAGATGCAGAGACAAATAAAAATGTCGAAGCGAAAGGCCAACTAGCAACTGTTACTGCTGAAAAGATTTTCAGAGAAGTAACTGAAGACTTGAAAGAAACTCAAAAAGCAAAACTTGAAAAACTTGCTGAAGGTGTTGAATTCGATGATGCAGTATCATATGCTGAAAAACTGAATACTTTGAAGGAAACTTATTTTCCCTCAGAGGCAGAGAAAGAAGAAGTAATTGCAGAAGAGGATGCCAAAACCGGTACCTCGGATGGAGTGATGACTGATGCAATGAAGAAGGTTATGGCTTCCCTTTCACAATCTAGAGAACCGAGCATCCTTGGTGCTTAAACACATTTATATTTAATAGGAGAACATTCAATGTTTTTAACTGAAGAAATTAAAGATAAGTGGCAGCCTGTAATGGAGCATTCAGAATTGCCTGCAATTCAAGATGCAACAAAACGTGCAATTACACTTCGTCTTTTAGAAAATCAAGAAAAGGCTTTGCAAGAAGCCAACGTAACTGGCGGCAATATTGACAACTGGGACCCAATCCTAATTAGTCTTGTTCGCCGTACTATGCCTCAACTTATGGCTTATGACACAATTGGCGTTCAGCCAATGAGTGGTCCTACTGGACTTGTCTTTGCTATGAAATCTCATTATACTGGCGAAGCATCAACTGGTGCTGAAGCACTTACGCTTCCTGCTGGTGCACCTGATGTTGATTTCTCTGGTAACGATGGCGCAACTCCAGCCACGAATACTTACGAAACTGCTGATGGCGAGGCTTTAGGTGGCTTTGTTTCTGGTGGTGGAGCGTTCAAAGAAATGTCTTTCTCAATCGAGAAATCAAGCGTAACTGCTAATACTCGTGCGTTGAAAGCCAAATATTCTTTGGAACTTGCTCAAGACCTTAAGGCTATTCACGGTCTAGATGCTGAAACTGAATTGTCAAATATTCTTTCTTCAGAAATTCTTGCTGAGATTAACCGAGAAGTTATTCAGAAGATTCAATCACAGGCTACTGCTGGCGCAACTGCTGGCACTACTACTGCTGGTACTTTCGATGTCGCTGATGCAGTTGACAATCGTGGTGCTCGTTGGGGTGGAGAGCGTTACAAATCACTATTGATTCAAATCAATCGTGAGGCTAACCTGATTGCTAAGAATACTGGCCGTGGTGCTGGTAACTGGCTTTTAGTATCTCCAGATGTAGCGTCTGCACTTGATATGGTTGCCGGACTTGCTACTCCTTCAATGGACGTAGACAATGGCGGACAGCCTGATATCGCAAACAACCTGTTTGCTGGTATGTTGGGAAGTAAGTACAAAGTATTTATTGACCAGTTTGCCGCTTCAGACAGCGTAACAGTTGGTTACAAAGGAAGCAATATGTATGATGCGGGTCTCTTTTACTGCCCATACGTACCACTTCAGTTGATGAAATCAATTGGCGAAGAAGACTTCCAGCCTAGGTTGGGATTCAAGACTCGTTATGGACTTACTCATAATCCATTCGCTACTGGCAGTGACGGTGCTAACCCTTACTTCAGGAAGTTCACTGTAACTAACCTGTAAGGTTCGATTAGTCTTGACTAGCGCCATTCGTGTAAGAATTTCGCTACCTTAGGGCCAAGTCAATTAAAGAGGCATCTAGAGCAATCTAGGTGCCTTTTTTCTGTTTGTTGTTTGTATAAATAGTAGTATGACAGATAAACAAAGAGTAGCACCACAGAAAATCAATCTCGCTAAGAGTACCAATTATAGGTTGAATCTCAGCATTCTTCCTGGTACGCAATTTTGGTTGACAACCTGTAATCTTCCTACAATGAGTGTTAATGAGATACCTATTCCTCATCCTCTTCACGGGCACGTATATCGACCAGGCTCTACCATTTCAAATGCTCCTATGACGGTGACATTTCTAGTGGATGAAGATTATCACAATTATATGGAAATTCTCGGATTGATGTATAAAGCGGCAGGCCCCGAAGCCAAAAACAGATATAAGAAGGGCGAAGCGACTGGCCACGATGGAAGCATCCATATTCTCTCCAATAACAAGAATGTAAGTGATAAGGTCTTCACTTTCCATAACTTGTTCCCTACCATTCTAGGAGAACTTCAGATGACGAATGAGTCGGCTGAACCCCTCCTAACTGACCTGACTCTCCAATACGACTTTATGGAAATGGCATCAGGTAGACCCCTATAAATTTATTTNAAGAAAACGCTTGACATACGCTATANAATGGTGTATAATGTATATAAAATAATAGTATGAATGGAGTGAATGAATGTACAAGCCGTTACCAGAATGTGTGACGATTCGAGAATCAAATATTGAAGGATTAGGGTTATTTGCAGTAACCGATATAGCAAAAAATACCTATCTGGGTCTGATTCACGCTGGTAAATATGATGGCGAATATATTAGAACACCTCTAGGTGGATTCGGAAATCATTCAGATGAGCCAAATTGTGACAAGGTCTCAATCGACAACCCGAACAATTGTTGGGGCATCACCACAAACCAACACATATATAAAGATGATGAAATAACCTGGCAGTACACTTTTTATGAGGTTTGACAATTCGTGAGGAATAATATATAATGAACACTATGAAAATAGAAGAACTTGAAGCATCGGTAGATAAGGACGTATACATAGATGAGACTATCCTAGCCAGGGAGTCTCTGGCTACTCCCACTAAACACAACAAATATCTAAAAATCTTGTTGCGGGAGAGGCTCAAATTAAAGAAATTACGAAGCGAACTATATAAAGTAAGTCACGGTAGAACCAATTATTATAATGGTACTGACCCAGACCCATTCGAGTATGTTCTGAAAGACCGTGAAGTTAAGGAATATGTTCGGATTGACCCGGCTGTAGTTTCGGCTGAAGATAAGGTCACTTTGCAAGAAGAGATAGTGAAGTATTTGGAAGAGGTCTGTAAAATGTTCTCTACCAGAGGTTTTGCCATAAAGAACGCAATTGATTTCCTCAAATTTACACAAGGTGAATTCTAAATTATATTATGACTGATATTATTATCCACAAAAAGGACGATGTGTACGTAAACATCGAGTGTGAGGCATCTATTGCCCACGACCTCTCTGACTACTTTACGTTCAAGGTCCCTGGATATAAATTTATGCCTGCTTACAAAAGCAGAGCGTGGGATGGGAAGATACGTCTTTTCAACGCATTTGGTGGTGAATTATATTATGGTCTAATGCCATACGTGGTCGAATTCGCTGAAAGACACGAATTAACCATTCAAACATTGCCCCTCGAAAGAACAACAACTGTAGAAGAAACCGCAGAGTTTTTTAAGAAGTTGAATCCCCAAGTTGGCCTCTCACCAATTCAACCATACGACTATCAATACGAAGCATTACATCACGGTCTCAATCAAAAACGGGCATTGATGTTATCTCCTACCAGCAGTGGTAAATCTCTGATGATTTATGCACTGGTCAATTGGTATATGGAAAAAATTGAAAAGAAGATACTAATTATTGTACCTACCACCAGCCTAGTGGAACAACTCTACAAAGACTTTGAAGACTACTCCGCAGGGTCTGGTAATGCCGGTGCCTGCAGGATGTTCTATAATACACATAGAATATACGCTGGTAAAGCCAAGGAGACTGAAAAGAAAGTAGTTATTACTACGTGGCAATCTATTTACAAGTTAAAGAAAGATTGGTTTCAAAAGTTTGGTGTTGTGATTGGTGATGAAGCACACAATTTTAAGGCCAAGTCTCTCACCTCTATCTTAACGAAGATGACTGATTGTGAGTATAAATTCGGATTTACAGGTACCCTAGATGGTACACAGACACACAGACTAGTTCTAGAAGGACTATTCGGAGCAGTACATAAGGTCACTACGACTAAAGAATTAATGGATTCTGAGACAATCGCTAAGTTACATATTGAAGCGGTAACTCTAGGATATACAGATGTAGAAAAGAAAGCAGTAAAACTAATGACATATAAGGAAGAGATAGATTTCCTTATTACACACAAAAAGCGAAACGATTTCATATGCGACCTGGCACTATCACGGCCAAG